ATTGAAGTTGTAATGACTGAAAGTTTCAAGTCAGTATGGATTAGTAGGTAGCTTGTAGCACATAAAAGTATGTCGGCTAGCAACAATATTATGACCTCTCAATTTGTGTGTTACAAGCTGTCTATGAAGGATGAGCGAGGGGAAATTTGGACTTACCGAACCTTGCCCGATACTTAATTGTATTTGGTGCATCCAAGTCCCATATGATAGCAAAAAAAAGTTTATTAATAACTTGCATTAAATTGCAAGGTATGATATACTGTATATATACAAGTTAAGTTAGTATGTTTCTTTGAGACACGCTAGGTTGGTAAGTATGTTTAAGGAAGATGTAACGCCCTTAAAGAACGGTTAATTACCGAAACTACACTGCAATGTGTGGTCGCCTCGAGAGTAGCTACTTGAGGTGGGGACTAGGCGAGAAGCCCCCAGCAAAATACAGAAACGCTGGATTTATAGAACGACTGTTGTGGTCGGAAGGTACTTAAACAGAAATGGGTAGGAAACTACTGGTGAGGGAGAGATTGAGCCTTCGGGCGATGAACTGTTCGGCAGCACTTTGAAGCACCAACAAGAGCTGGTAAAAAAAACATCAACTTAATTTGTATAAAAATACATTATGTGATATAATGGTAACATAAGATAACGAAAGGTGTATAACCACAATTTAATAGGTAGAACTAAACTATCGGCAAACGGTAGGAGGTGGGCAGTTTGAATCTGCAGCTGACTACATAAACGATGCCAGACAAATAGGGAGAGTTACCCGGGAAATATGGTCGGTACCCACCTGCAAGTGGGACGCATACCGAGCCGAGGGAGGAGACTGACTGCATTGCTGTAGTGAAAAATCAGTCGAACCGGGCTAGTAAGACCAATAGGACTTGACAGTAAAGTGAAAGTCATCCTTGCCCTTGTGAAGGGGCAGCAGCTTTGAAAGCTGTACGTGAGAGCGTGGGTAGTCAAGTATCTGATGGACAGATTGAGCTACGAGTTCCCGAAATGAGAGTTTGTTTGTTAAAAAGCATTGACGCATTTGTTTGTCAAGACCGAAGTCGCAGCATAACCAACTGTGAAGTGAGGTCAACGATAGTTTAGTTGTACCTAAAGGTGGGTACAAGAAAGGAACAATGACTATGAAAGACTACTTTGACAGAGCACCAAGGACTGTTCAAGCATACCTTGATGACTCTAGATTCAGAAAAGCTGATGGAGATTTCTCTGTTGGTAAATCGTCTTATAGGGCTATCAGATTAATCGGTAGGTTCATCGTGAACCAAGTACCTTTTAATTCTAGAGATGCGTTTGTTAAGCAATACGTTGCTAAGAACCCATCTAGTTTCTGGGACTTATACAAAAAGTCCAAGAGACCCGACTACAGGTACAAGTAATTTGTACCCCAACGTTTTAGTTTAGCATTCTATGCTAGCCTTTCGTTGGGCGTTGGGGAAGGAGTGCTTCAGCTGGGAAACCGGCTGGAGTATCTCTGAAGTCCTAATGGTACTCCGGAGTATATTAAAAGTCCTAATGGGCAAATCAGCAACCATCGAACATATGTTCGACTGGAGCAAAATCTAAAGTAAAAGTCTAGATTTTCTTGGTAAAAATTACCAAAATATTTTTTTTTAAATTTTTTTAAAAGTCCAATGTTTATAGGCTTTTAGAATTTGACATAAAAAACAATCAATGATATTATATATTTATACGGTTGAGAACTTGAGAAAGTGAATAGTCTGGTAAACTCCTCTGTTGAGGTCGGGACGAAGAAAACCTGTAAGTGTAGTACGAATTCCCTTGTGGTTTCTTAAAATAGAGATACTTGCTTGCAGATGGCTACGGGGTTTTCATCTGTATAAAAAAAACGAAAGGATTAAAAATGTTACATTGTCAAAGATGTGAAGACTTAATATTTGAAACAGACTTGTCTACTGTCTATTACATAGACGACGAGGCTGTCTGTGGCGACTGCATGGACAAAGCAGAAGCTAAAGCTCAAATGATTATGGATGAAGGACGATAAAGAAATTCATCCATAGAATTTGACACGATAAATAAGATATGATATACTTGTTATACAAGGTTGAGAAAGCCTCCACAATGAGCGATGAGGTAGAAATGGACGCTCGGCTTCAAGACCTTACTTAACAATGGCTGTAGAAGTTATTGAGAAACTGGCTCGTAAAGTGTTCAGAGTCTCGAAAAGAAACTTCCTGCAACATACTGCTAAGACCTTAAGGTTATCCTAGGTGATACCTCAAGCCTCTAAGCGTCCCTGTTGTTCATAGTGAGCTTATCGGAAACTACCTGCACAGAGTAAGGGTTTAACGACCCAGTTGCAACTAAACAGTTTCAAGATGACTTTTACAGCGATTGTTAAAATCGAAAATAAGATTTGCATTAAATCGCAAGGTGTGATATAATGTATTTATACAACAAACGAAAGGAGTAATCGAATGATTACGAAAAAAATAAATGTGTCTAGCACTATGCTTAACCAGTTAGCATTTAACAGACTGAATAGAAAGCTTACAGCTACATTCAGTAACGGTGTTCAGTACACATATTACGGTGTACAAAGAAGCGATTGGAAATTGCTTCGAAGCACACACAAAGCTGACAAAAGTGTTGGCAAAGTATTCGACCTACTAATTAAAAAAGGTGGGTATGACTACGACAGACTAGGCGTCTTTAAATAGACGCTTAGCAAGGTTTGAATGGTGGCGAGGGTTTTGTTTGATTTTACCTCGCCATTACTTCCAAAAAAAAAATAAAAAAAAACTTAAAATAAGCTTGCATAAAAAAACAATGTATGATATAATTATATTATAAAGCGACTGAGGAAAAGCCTCAGAAGCGAATCAAACGAAAGGCACAGTATGTCCAACGGATATCTTGTGAGAGAAGTTAAATCTCACCCCGTTGCTTGCACCTGTGGGAAGGGGAATTTACATTCTCACCCATCGGGCGACTACACAGTGATAACACCACTGGCGTAGGCAACTACGGGACTGAATAAGCTTCGGAGTTTTGAGGTACTTGGCAACCGAAACCTCAACCCCACAAATTTCCCGGAGAAGTCCGGACAGCGAAAGGAATAGAAATGGAACAATTTTTAGGAAGACAGTTTGACAAGGAAGACGAATTCGGCAATTACGAATTTGCAATGTACCTTGGTGAAATTCTCACAGAACCAACTGGCGAGGATGACATAACTGCAGAAATACCAAAAGAAGATTATCCCGTTTTCTTTGACAGAGAAGGCGACGCGTATATGTCTTTTGAGTATTTTGAAAAAAATAAAAAATATTTAGTTTAAGACTTGCATTAATTTGCAAGGTGTGATATAATTATTATATAGCGACAGAAAGGGAGATTTAAACTTTCAACTGTGAAGCCTTATTAGTTTGCAGAGTGGAGCGATAACGAACGCATAACTTGTAATCCACTTAATAACTGCAGGAACGGGTCTAGCACGAAGAATTAGAAAATCTCTCTCGCTATATTTTTAACGAAAGGAAAAAATGATAAATGAATATTGCAGTGATTATATTATTAACAGTTTTGATTTAACTGGTGATGGTATTTTTAACGGCTTAGATTTGGCTTTGCTACCTCTATGGCTTGGCTTTATGTACATGCTGATTTTTGTACTACCTAAGCAAACAATTAAAAGGGACTGACGGGTTTAGTCCTCCGGAGCAGATTAACTTCTGCCCTTGGGGATACTGGGGTTCAACTCCCCACAGTTCCACGGTTCTATATGAAAGAGATGAAGAGTAAAACATATAGAAAGGATAAACAGTGAACGCTGATTTATACACCTTACGCTTTTTAGAAGTGTACCAAACAGAACACGACAGTATCATGTCTGACTTTGACGAAGAAATGGAAAATTTCTACGTCGACGAAGACCCGTTCGATGGCTACTCTGTTATTACAGAAGAAGCATTATTCGAACAGAGTACTGTCGATGCTTAAAATTAAAGGCTGGTAGAAATACCAGCTTTTTTTTTGAAAAAAATTCCATATATGATTTGCATTAATTTTGATTATATGATATACTTATATTATAAGACAATACGAAAGGTAAAAAATGACTACTAAAGAAAAATTGACTAACCAAGAAATTGTAGAACAAATATCTGCATCTTTGGAAAATTCCATTGATGAGTTAATTGAATCTAACAACTGGAAGGAATATTTACACTTTGTTAAAGGCGAAAGAGCATACAGTTGGAATAACACTCAATTGATTTGGCTTGAGTCTATACTACGTGGCTGGGATGAGATGCCTTCTCATGTACGTGGTGCTAAGCAGTGGGAAAAAATCGGCAGAACAATTAAAGCTGGTGAAAAAGCAATGTGGATTTTGGCTCCAAGAATGGGCTTTGTTTGCATAGAAAAAAAATGCCCACGATACGGTGGCAAAACTACATGGAATAAATTCAGCAGAACAAATTTTTGCTCAGTTGATGCTTCTCATAAAACAGCTAAGAAAATGATGGGCTTTATGTCAGTGCCAGTCTTTGGAATTAATCAGACTGAAGGCGATGACGTAACAACTTCATTTTCAATGGTTAAAGACGAAGTGGCGAACGCTGACCATAGCACATGGCTAGGGTTCGTGATGTTAGCTGACCAATACGGGTTTAAGGTTGAAGTTGGCAACGCTAAAGGCACAGACGGATTTTGCTCACACGCTGATAAAAAGATTGTGATTGATGAGAACGCAGACTTTGGTTACAGAGTTAAAACTCTCATCCACGAAGTGGCTCACATGATTTTACATGCTGATATTAAAGACTATCACATTAATAGAGCAAGATACGAAACTGAAGCTGAAGGGGTGGCGTTCATCGTAGCTGAAGCCTTAGGGATTCACTCAGAAGATGACGCATACAGCTTTGGTTACATAGCTAGCTGGGGGAAGGGCGATACTAAGAAATTAGTTAAAGAGTCTCTGAGCAGAATACAGAAAACAGCTAACCAAATACTTGACGAAATTGAAACTGGGTTTGAAATATAACCCAGCTTCAAAAAAAAATTATATAAATGACTTGCATTAATTTGCAATCCATGATATAATTATATTATAAGGTTGTGATAAAAGATTGGAAATAACCCTCGCACAGAGGCTCTGAAGTACCGAATTTCACAACCTTACAAGGCTTGTGAAAAAGCAAGTCCTCCGGAGTATCTGACCATTTGTAATGGTTCTCCGGAGAGATAGAAGACACCCCTTGGGTGTCCAGTCAAAAATCCACTTTCAAAAAAAATTCTTGGTAAAATTTACCAAAAAAATCTAAATGTAAAGTTTAGGTTTAGATTTCAAAAAAAAATAAATATTTTTTTCTAACCCCAATGTTTATAGGCTTTTTAAATTTGACATAAATCACAATAGATGATATAGTATATACATGATGAAAACAGACACAATAAACGGTTATAAAAGAACAGCACGTGGCAATTGGTATTTTACAACTACTAAAGGCTACGGGCTTGGACTTAGAAGAGATTTTAGTCAATTTACATTAGACATACTTGCAATGACTTTAATTATTTGCAATATGATTTACTGGGGCTAAAAAAAACGGGGGGGGTGTATACCCCCACCATAAACGGAAGGATGAAACAATGTACGAATTAACAGTACGAACAGTACCAGCAGTTATAGAAGATGCTTCAGAAGGTATCAGTAAAATGATTTCTGGATGGACATTAAAAGAATGTGAAGGTGCTTGGCTTGGTGCCAAAGAAGATTCAGTAGAATTTTCTACAGTAACCAACACACTAGAACAAGCTGAAGCAGTAAGGGATTATATTAACTTTATTGCATGGCAATTAGGTGAAGATTCAATAATGGCTAAGGTTATAGAATCTAATTGGATTTTTACCAACACAATAGAAGATTTTCAGAATCTAAAAAAGATTTAAAAAATCTTCTATTTGATTTGCATTATTTGTAAAGATATGATATACTTATAGTATAAGAACGAAAGGTAAGAAAATGAAAGCAAAAGATTTAATAAACGTTTTAGACCTAATGGACATGGGATGCGATGAGTATTGCAGTCTAGGAAACTGTGAAGAAGCTTCGGGCTTCAGTGAACACTTCGAGTGTGCGAAGAGTTACTACGCAGAAGCTAAAAGCTGGGGAATGTTTAAATAACCCCAGCCATATAGCAAAGTGCTCCGGAGTATCTCTAAGAGACTAATGGGAGTCCGGGGGGATAGATTATTTTCAACTGGAGCGTTCGAACATATGTTCGACACTATATATAGTGGTACAACATATGGTATGTTATGAATTTTTACTATATATAGTATATATAAAATCTAAGTAAATTTATATAGATTATTTATAAAAAATATTTAGATTTCAAATATTGGTTATTTTCTGAAAACTTGCCACTAGTAATATATATGAATGAAAAAAAATATAAGGGGGGTGAATAATGGAAGTGGTTATTGTTTTATTATTAGCTTATTTTTTATATAGAATATAAGCTGAAAAAAATCTAAACTAAAATCTAAAGTAAAATATTTTGCTTGTGAAAAATTTCACAATGTAAAAAGTCTTAAGCACTTTTTGACGTCAAAAATAGAGAATTTCTGAAGATTTTTTTTAATTTATTTTTGGTCATATATGGGGGGGGATGGGGATACCCGAAAAACCCTTATACCAATTGACTTTTTTAAGCTTCAGAGTATTTACATATATTATTTGAAATAAATAAATTAGTATGAAATACTCAACATAAAACTAGAAGGTGGTAAATTTATAGTATGAAAGAAATTAGAAATTTAGAAGCACCTAGAGAAATCTCTAGTAATGGTCTAGATTTCGGAAACGGAAAAAAAACAATGAAAACAAATACAAAAAATGCAATAAGTAAATTAAGCAAAGAATATGCGATGAATTCAGCATTCGCCGGATACGTTAAGCCATCCAATGGTAAAACGCCACGAAGCTGGTTCGGTGTTAGACCAAATAACTCTGGAAAAATCACTAGTGAAGATTTCAGAAATGGTGCATTTAAAAAAGAAGGTTTTACAGCCGTTCTTAAAAATGCCGGTAAACAAAATGCCGTTATAGTTTATACCCCAGTTAATACCACTGGGGATATAAACAGAAGAATTGCTAATGCTAAAATTTCAGCTGAAAAAATGTATAAGGAAATGAAATTAGGTAATATATAAAATTGCACAATCGCCCCTAGCTTGTGAATTTCACAAGCCGGGGGTCTTTGTGAAATCGCTAACCGAGCTGTATAATGGCGTCCGGACTGCATCTCGCATAAATCCTAATTTTTGAATCGTATAGTATACAGGGTAGGGGTACTAATTACTATAAATCTGAAAAGTTATTGTAAAGTCGAAGGGGTAAAAATTTTTTTATTAATCTGCCCAGTTGTACTTAATTCGTCGCCACCCGTCTAAGTCGAACAATGGATTATTGAGACCGAGTGCATTTATCTCCTCTTCGCTGAAGAATTGTAATGATGAGAAGTACTGTGTGAGTGCACCTATGTATACAAATAAAGAAAAATCTTCCATTTCTGCTGGGTCTACTAGCTCTACATAGTCTTTTAAGCGTTCATCATCACGCATAGTTGCTAGCTCTCTGAGCATATTTTTGAGCTCTTCTGCTCTTTCATAGAAGTCCATATGGTATTATATCACACATCTCTATGTCATATTACATTTCAATTGAGTCAATAAAATAGATGCTAGAATATATATGTAATGACTTTAGAAAATAAAAAAGAAACTAAGATGGGTCGACCAAGTAAGTTATCAGCTGAACTTATCATCAATGTACAAAACTGGCTCAGAATGGGCTATTTTGTTGAAGATGCAGCTAGGATGGCTGGCATCAGCAAGGGTACTCTGTACAGTTGGTTAACTAAAGGCAGAGATGATAGAGACGCAGGATTGCAGACTTTACATAGTGACTTTCTGAACTCTATGGAGAAAGCTAGAGCAGAAGCTGAAGGCATCTTCCTTAATAGCATTAAGACTGCAGCTAGTAGAGGACAATGGCAAGCTGCTGCTTGGTGGCTTGAGAGAAGCTTTGACAAATGGTCTAAACCTCAGAAGATTGAGATGGGTGGTTCTGAAGACGAACCTATTCAGATTGAGATTAAATACTCTGGGGATAAGTAAAAAATAGGGATATTTATCTTCCCACGCCCCCTAATGCTTTTTCTTTGTAATTTCAAATGACAGAATAAAATCTAGAGTTTTAGTTTAGATTCAAAAAGGGCGAGCGAGGTCCAACCCTTATTGGGAATATGTTTTACCCATCTATGCCAGTAAGGCAGTTATTTAGCGAGGCAACCTTTACCTGCTTTTCTTTATCATATAATAAGTATACCACAGAGTGGGGAATTGTGCAAGTGAAATAAAAATTTTTTTCCCTAGGGGGAAAGATAAGAGTTGAAGTAATTGTTCCGGCTGCCAGCCTTTTTGGGAACCCTAAAGCCTTTAAGCAATAGGGTACATATACCGACAGAAAAAGGAGATTAGTGAAGGAAACACTTTATATCCTTAGCTTTTATTATATCATAGTTATTTTTAGTGGCATACTATATCTTGTATGTTTTTTAATACCACTATATGTAGTGGTTCGAGAGGCGAACACCGTATATCGTATGGCGAACTACAGGGGTTCGAGAGATGAACTACAGGGGTTCGTTATATGAACTACCGTAGTTCGTCAGATGAACTGGAACTATACCTAATAACTAAACCTATTAACTATACCTATAGAACTATTTGTTTGTGTTATTAAGTATATCAGTAAAAATATTGTTAAATAATTTGTAGTATAACCCAAAATGTGATATCATAGTAGTATGGACAAAGAAGAAAGAATAAAGTATCCGTGCAAAATTAGTGATTTAACTATTTACACAGATATGAAGATGTTTCTAGTAGCACTAGAGCAGGCAGGTGTTCCGTATAAAGATTTATACTGGTGCATTTTGAACGATAAGAATAAGAAGTTGTTTGCTTTGTATTCAACTTGGCATTACGCTGGGAGACCATACGATGGCGAGGAACGATGGGAAGAGTTTAAATCTTTAGACTTTAGCTTTATTGGGGATATTACAGTCTAATTTGTAATTTATTGCATTCCGTGATATAGTTAAAGGAGTATTGGTAATAGCGATATTACAGGTGCTCAATTAAAGTTAGCAATAGTGGTGGGGCAACTCATCACTTTTGCTTTTAGTAGAAGAAATAGGAGAAACAAGTGTCTGACGATATTAACAGTCCTTATGAGGACGATTTAGAACAAGCCCAAACTTCACTAAGAATAGTGGAAGGTGGCAAAGATAAAACACCAGTTCTTTCAACAATGGAAGAGCTTATTGAAGAAGGCAAAGTAGGTGTTACTTGGAACGAATTTTTAGAAATTGTTCAATGGCTTTCAATACGATATACAAAAGGTGATGATACACCTAGTGAATGGACAGATATACAGCTAAAGGCTATGTATTCAGATTTACAATACTGGACATTCAAGGATATTCAGTCTGCAGTTATTAAGTTGCACAACGAAGGTTCTTATTCAGCACCAAATAGTTCACAGATTATTGGCAAGATTAATAAGCTTGGCTATAAAGAAGTTTTATCGCAGCAAAAGATTAAACAAATTGCTCGTGGTGAAGTAGGCGAATGCAAGGCAGGAGGCGAACACGAGTGGTTTGAGCTAGGTTGGCTTCATAATGAGTACGGAGACCCGGAATTTTATGTCGCTTGTAATAAGGCTGTTTCTGTTGAAGCTAAGGCATGTGGAGCAGAAAAAGTAATTCCGGCACCAGAACACCAAGAGTTTTCTAAACCAGAGCCAATGTGGCTTGAAAAATTTGTAGAAACTGCAAAACAGATGAAAATTCCAGACCATAGGATTGATTGGATGTTGTCTAACGCTAGACCTCATCTCAGAACTTATGCTGAACATATTGAGAAATATGGTGAGCCAAAAGAAAAAGCTGTACAAGGGGAGATAGAGTAATGTTATACAAACAACATATCATAGACGAATATTACGAAAGTAAAGCCCAAGAAGTCAGAGAAGCTATTGGTTTCTATTGGGCAACAAGAACAAGAGACAATATTAAAAATATTGGCGACTCATTTATCAGAAGCTTAGATGTTATTCAAGAGATTGACCCAGAAACTGGAGATTTCTTTGAAGCTGAAAAAGATGATACTGAATTATGTTCACAAGACTTTATGGATTATATGGATGTAGCTATGTTCAATGCAATTAGTGAATGCAGTGTTGAAGAAAATTCTAAAGGTGATTACAAAGAAGATTGGACAACAAAAGAATTACAGAAGTTAACTTTTAATCTTCTAGACAATAATTTTGCTAAGTATAGGAAATTAACAGTTGAAGAGAAAAAGAACTATGTACGCCAGACTTTGTGGAATTACGATGACTATAAAGAAAGTTTTCAGTTTTCTTTAAAGAAGTTCACTAACGAGCTTATTCAGAAGTTCATGATTGTTGATTATGATGAACAAGAATATGATGAAGAGCCTAGTGAGTTTAACTGTACCATCAAAGATGTTTATACACTTATTGTTGACTTCCAAAAAGCAAATGAAGGAATGCCGACAAAAAGAGAAGATGCTGAAAATCACTCAGAGGAAAGCTTAGACTTAATTTCTAAAGCAATGTTCTCTGAAGATTTTATAGATTACGTTGTGAATTATATCTTCAATGATGTAAAATAAGATTTCTCGAACAATCGAGAAAAATATATAAGATGGACACTTGTATATTAAGGAATATTGTCCGGAAAGGTTAAACTTACCAAGAGGAAACTCGAAGATTGTTTAATTGAAGCCGACAGACATATCTTAAAATATCACAGTTGCGAGACAGTGTTGGGGGGTCACTCCCCCCATATTCCACTAGGGAGCCGGAAGTATAACTAAATGTTGTATAGGGATACAAAAATACTAAATGTAGTGATTAAGTATAAGTTATAACAAATAGGCTCCCTTTTTTTTACGCCCTTGTTGGGAAGGTCCCAACTCGTAATAGCATTATTTGAATAATGATACAACTAGTTGCGTGGCGTAAACAACGACGAGCAAACGAGAGGGTATAATAGGATAGTCGGCTGTAGACTCGCAAGAGTTTACACTTTTGTCCGATACCCTCCCATCGTCGACTCTCTTCGGAGAGTCGTATTCAAAATGGCTCAAAAAAAAATTCTTTTATGATTTGCAATTAAATTCAATCTATGGTATAATGGATTATAACGAAAACGAAAGGAATAAAATGAACGATAAAAAAGAATTCATTTACGAAATAATAAAAATAACTAGAGGATTAGATGTTCATCCTTACCACACATTTGAAGTTGTGGGTGCAGACAGCATTGAGCTAGATGTATTCGGATACGCTAATCCTACTGAAGTATTCACAAAGTGGGCTACCAAAGCTCAAAGAGAATACGGTAAAGTACATAAAACAGATGCCAGAGATAGTTATATCTTTAGGTATCCCATTATTGAACAACAACGAGAGGAGGAAGAATAATGGCAAAGTGTAGTGTTAGCTGGTGCAATGGTACCGGTACATGGCGTTACAGAGGTGATAGGGTCACCAAACTTGGACAGGCAAGTCACAAGAATGGTTTCGCTGTAGGTGCACACGAATTCTACAAAACTTACTTTTGGATTTGTGCAAATCACCATAATGGTAATTTCAGTGATTATTCTGATGATAAGAACTATAAAAAGTGGAGAAAGCAATCAAGTATTGCTATTGACATTTACCGTGCAAACTGGGGAAATAATTAATCCCCAGTACTTGCTTTTTTAAATAAGGTATGATATAATAGATTATGATGAAAAAAGGAGAACTTATGCAAAAAATTATGCACAGGATTTATACAGTATGTTTAGTAATACTAGAAAAAGTAGACGCTAGAAATACAGCTTTTAAAAGAGTAACTCATAAAGTTACTAGAAAAGTATACGACAAAGCTTTTTACGCTGCATTTGGCGTAAGTGCTTACGATTATGATTACGATTGGAGCCAAAAGTGGTAGAGAAATTTTTATTTAAATCTATTGGGAAACTAATAGGTGGCAAGTATTGGTTTAGCGATAGCCATTTACCATATTCTTTTTGGGTCATCATTGATGGTAAAAGAGAATACTTTCAATTTAGATTTCAATGGTTTAAGAAACTTATGTTCTTTTGGGCTTTAAAATCTAAAAATATAGAAGCTGGTGGTGGTTCTATCACTTACTCTAATAAAGTTTGGAGAGCTTGGAAGCTAAGACATAACATTCTTTATAGACTTCACTACAAGTGGGATAGACCTTACGGTATGGGTATTCACGCAGAAATACCTTACAGATGGACTATTAATCTTAAGTTTAAAGATAAAGTCACATACAAGAGAGAAGAGGCTGTCAATAATGCTGTAGGATGGTTTGTATGAGAGAGTTTACAATACATTTTACAATTTCTGATATGGATGTCTTTCCGTGTGAGTATGATGATGAAGATGCTGTTGATTGGGCTAGAGAGAGAGTTCATGAAAAGCTTAAAAAAGACGGAGTCAATGCTTATGATTTCGTATGTACAGTTAAGGAAAAAGTGGTGGAGGAAGAGGAATAATGGCAATGAAAAGACTACAAGCAATAATAAATGTTTCCGGTATATGGAATATGGAGTTTGACGAAGACAAATGGTCAGAACACACAGACCAAGATTTGGTTGAGAGTTTTTTCATCAATCACGTATCTGAACAAGGGTTAGGTTTATTTGATGTACAATATTCAGTAAAAGAAATCCCCGAGGGTGAAGAACTAGCTGAGGAAGAATGAAAGAGAATGAAATTAGGATAAAGAAGTTTACTGTTCCTATAGAAGGCAGTATAACTCTTATTGGTGTTGATTTTCTAGATGCAATGAAGAGCGTCGATGAAAGATTATCTTTGGCACCAAAGAACTTAAACTTGAGACCAAAAATGGGACAAGTAGAAGTTCGACCGTTTCACGATGAAGAAGAGTAAATAGCAGCTAGCTATTCAATTTAATATAAGGGGGTTCGTATGTCTGAAATTTCAGAAATACAAGCTAAACTATACAGCCAATGTGCAAAATGTAGTAGACCTATGCAACCAAATAACGAGGGTGGATTAGACCTCGAAGTTTCTGGTGGCTATGGTGATTATATTGACTCATACGATGGGACAACTACATTTAGATTGTGTCATAAGCACGCTCATAAATTTGCCAACTGGTTAGGCAACTCAGATGCACTTACTATGTACTGGGGTCATAGCCACGCAGGTTATGAGCCGGGTTTTTGGTTCGGTCATCCAAGCTGGGAACAGCGTACTTGGTTATCGTACATAACTATATTCTTTCATAGTTGGTATAAACTAGGCTGGAAAAAAGCTAAATATTATTTAGTAGAACAATTTCGTTCTCACATAAACTGGTCTAGGGTCAACATTAACGACCATAGTACACCAGTTAAGTGGGGGAAATTCTTCTTCCGTCTATTCTTTTTAGACAACCATAGTAAAGGTTTCTTTGTTGGACTTAAGCGTAAGTTCCAAAGCAAACTTTACAATTTTTCTAAAAATTATTACCGTAGCCAGACTTCGTTATATAGCGAAATTTGGTATAAAGCTTTAAACGATGGCTTTTCTGAATCAGAAACAGCTTATCTTAAAGACTTAGGTCTTGCTTTAGCAAAAGCAGAAGAGGAGTAATCCTTGAACAAAACCCCTCGAAAGAGGGGTTTAGTTTTTTTCTATAATTAGTAGTAAAATAGAGGAGACTCTAGTTACCCAGAATATCCGTAAATAAGTATAGTAGACTAGAGGAATAATGGGTAATAGAGACATTCTTGAAGACACACCAGTAAAGAAGAAAAAGTATCTTGACATAAAATTTCCACCTCTTCACGAAGCACAACAAGAAGTAAGAGACAGTGAAGCACGTTGGAAAATATTATGTGCTGGTCGTCGTTTTGGTAAATCAAGGCTTGGAGTGCAATTATGCATGGAAAAAGCATTAGCAGGTGGTAGAGTTTGGTGGGTTGCACCTACATTCGCAATAGCTAGAGTTGGTTGGCGTGATGTTGTAGCAGCAGCAGGTGTTTTTCCTAAAGATTCTGGTGTAGATGTAAAAGTCGGTGATATGACTGTACATTTTCCCGGTGGTGGTTCTATTGCTGTTAAATCTGCTGATAATCCACAAAGATTAAGAGGTGAAGGTTTGCATTATCTTGTTATGGATGAGGCTGCTTTCGTAAGAGAAGAAACTTGGACAGAAGTACTTCGTCCTACTCTTACAGAAAATAAAGGTTCTGCATTATTTATCAGTACTCCTATAGGAATGGACAATTGGTTTTATAAATTATGGGAAAAAGCAGAGACAGCAGAAGATTGGGCTAGATTCCAATACCCAACTATTTCTAATCCAATGATTGACCCAGCAGAAGTAGAGTCAGCAAGAGAAGATTTAGGTGAATTAGTTTTTGCTCAAGAGTATTTAGCTGATTTTATATCTGAAGGTGCTCAAGTATTCAAAACTGAATGGTTTAATTATTATAAAGAAGGGGTAGGAACGGTATGGGCAGATGGCAAAAAATATGACATAGACAAAGACTTAGTCAAATTTGCTACTGTTGACTTAGCTGTTTCCACAAAAGAATCTGCTGACTATACCGTTATCGGTGTATTTGGTCACAACATTGAAGATGATAAACTATTTCTCTTAGACATGTTTCGTGACAGAGTAGAAGCACCAGATATTGTTCCTCAAATAAAAAGAATGGTAGGAATACACAATCTTGAATGGGTAGGAATTGAAAGAGCTGGTTATCAGTTAGCAATAGTTCAGTTTGCTAGAAGAGAAGGTCTCAGAATCAAAGAATTAAGGGCTGACAAAGACAAGCGTTCACGAGCACTACCTTTGTCTGCTAAGATGGAGAGAGGACAAGTATACTTTCCAAAAGATAAAGACTGGATTCTCGCAGTAGAGCGAGAGTTACTAACTTTTCCAGTTGGGGAGCACGACGATACAGTTGATGTATTGGCGTACGCTTGTTTACAAAGTGCAACTAAGAGAAAATGGGAAGCTTATTAAATGGCTGAAGAAAAAAGTTTTTTTAAGCGAGCAGCAGAATACTTGCAAGCTCCACCACAAAGATTAACCCTCAAAAGAGGACCACTTGACAAATATGAACAAGTTCAAGGTTCAGTTTGGGGATATAATACCCAATCTGGTTATTTTCCACAAAAACTAATTGATGAACTAGGTGATGGACTCGGTAATTCAGCTGTAGTCGCATGTCTTAATGTATTGGCAACTTCTTTTGCTGAGCCAATGCTTAAAGTTTATAAAAAAACAGACCAAGGTAAAGCAGAAATTGTAAATCATCCATTAGAAGTTTTAATGCAAAGACCAAATGAATTTATCTCTGGTAACATTCTTTCTCACTATATAGTTACTTCATTATCTGCACACGGTGATGCTTTCTTACTGAAAGTCAAAGACGGTCAAGGTAATGTTGTTCAGCTTGTCCCATTAATGCCTTCTTATGTAAAAGTAAGAGGTAACGAAAGAGAATTAATTACTCACTATGAATACCACGCTGTTCAAAAAAGTAATCAACTCAATGCAGACTATATAGAAATACCAAGAGAAAATATGGTTCACGTACGTCAAGGTATGGACCCAGACGACCATCGTAGAGGTTTTGCACCACTACGTTCAGTTATGAGAGAACTAGCTGGTGACGAAGCAGCTGGACAATTTTCCGTAGCTTTGTTGCACAATATGGCTGTTCCGGGAGTTATCTTAAGTCCTAAAGACGACACAATGGGTGGACCAAGTAGAGAAGAAGCTGAAGCAATTGCTCAGTCTTTCAAATCAAAATTCGCTGGTGCCAATAGAGGTTCACCAATGATTATGACTGGCTCTATGGATGTAGATGTAGTTTCATTTACACCAGAACAATTAAACCTTACTGCTTTAAGAAGATTACCAGAAGAAAGAGTTTCTTCCGTTTTAGGTGTGCCAGCAATTTTGGCTGGTCTTGGAGCTGGTTTAGATGC